GGTAGAGAGTTTTTGGTGTGGCTCCTGACTGAGGTGGTATGTGATTTCCTCTGTTTCCTCATTGGCGCCTGATCGTTTGTTGTTTACGGTGGCACAAAAGGGTTCGACAAATCAGCTGACGGTTCGACATTGAGCATCGATCCAATGATGCGGGAAACAGGTCCGCTGCCGCCTCCCGAGGTTTGAATTCGGTAGACAAGTTGGGCCACGTCCGCAGTTGCTTGGATCAACGTCCTAATCGTAGCTGAAGTGCCACCTCCTGTAGTGGTGAGTCGGTTCATAGCTGAAGAAACGATGCGAATGCCAGTCCAGGCTGCATCGAGATTCTCGAACGTAAGAATGTCCGAAACACCAACGCCGGCTTCATTGACGCCAGCGGTAACCCAGTAGTACGCACCAGGAACGAGGTCTTGCATGAATTCAATGAACTTCACGTTCCATGGGTCGGTGTAGAAACTGGTGGTGTTGGCCACCAGCCCACCTGTAACTTTAACTGAGTCTTTGACGAGTGCACCGTCCTCCGTGAATGCTGTCGAGACCTTGGTGGGGAACGAATTGATGAGCGTCACAGCATCACCAACACCGGTTTGTAAGGTTCGGAAGTAACCAGGCTGAGCGATGTTGGGCTGTGGGTTCATGAGGGTGATGTCATATTCGACCCACACATCTCCAAACGTTCGATAATTCGTATCACCAAACGAATCGGTGAAGACTCCGATGAGGAAGTCCCCAGCGTCTGATGAACGGATCGACGTGGAAAGGGTTGAATCTACATCGTAGACCCTAACGAACTTGCGGGTGGTCCCACCCATTAGGCTAGCGGTATTGCCCTTGAGAGTCGCGTGACTCCAGACTGGGGAACTGACGGCGGCTGAATTCTGCATCATCAATTCTCGCGTGATTCCGCTGTTGACCTCGTTGTCTCGAGGATCGTAATCAATAGCCATAACGGCCGATCCTGTGACCGAAGTTGCAGAGATCGGGACATAATCGTACGAAAGGCTGTTGATCCGATATTGTTCGAAATTTCTCGCAGTGCCGGAGAGCCAGGGGAAACTGGACGGAAGTCCTGGGTTGATCGGGATCGATCGGACTGTCCACTGAAAGTTGCCCGTTCTGGCGAAAGTGTAGACGAGCTCTCGGTGTCGTATTCTGAGCCCATCCTTGACCGCGGAGACAGCAGGAGGTTTTCTGACAATGACGGAGGAGCGCGCTGCTGGTACTGAGACCATCCGAGGCTTAGTGATTGGTGGTCGTTTCGGTTTTGCATTGCGCTTCTTGGGTTGGTTCCTGATCGGGGGCATGAGTTCTGAGCAGGTGTCGTGTTGTTTTGAGTGATTGTGTTTGTTATGTTGCCTTTCGGCTGATCGTTGTTTGTTGCTAAATCGCTGGACAGCTAGCAGCGCCGCTGGTTGACTGTTGGGACGCGGCACTCCCATTTGGTTGTTTGTTATTGTTACCAACCTACAGTTGGTCTTTCGTCGATCTCGGCGAGGTCCGTATCGACGATGAGGTCGATAAGTTTGTTGACCATCACACCTGATTTTCCACGCAATCCTTCGAGGTATTCTTCGACTTCTTTGATCTCTTCGTCAGTCATGTTGTACCTGATCTTGAAATCAGAGGAGACGTCCCCGATGTTATAACCCTCCACTAGTATGTAATCATAGGGAGTGGCTGTGTAATCACCCTGGACTTCATGGATATCGATGAATTTCCTGATCACCGGCATGTGGCCGATGTTGTGTTGCATCCCCACCACTATGGACTTGATGTAATCGTTCCTTCTCTTCGGGGCTGGCGGTTTCGTTGTCCACCATAGTTTTCGCAAGAGGCGACCTGGTTTTGGCGTGAATACGTATTGGTTCTCGCTATTTCTGAACCAAATCCCAGAGATGAAACTGACGTCACGGTACGACTCGAATTTTCGATACTCGGGTGTTATCCCGAGCTTTCTTTCTTCATTGGCGAGCGCTTCCGCGTCAAAATCCCCCTCTATGACCACCAGTAGGTCGTCCCCCGCGACGATGATATCCCCGTGGAGTTTGCAGTTTCGCATGGCGACATAGGCTATTGCTGCGTTGATGATGGAGTTACCGAGAGTCGTGTCATTGTGACCGGATTTGGTGGTACCGGCCACTTTGTATTTTAGTCTCCCTTCATTAAAGAGACCAACACCTTTGACTTCGTAACCGGCCTGTAGAGCATC